CCAGCCTGCCATCTATAGTTATTAAAATCTTTGTAACCTTGACCTTCTTGTTTAAATGCAAACTTACGGGCACTATGAATGTCTTCAAACAATGCATGTCCTTGCATCAGAGCATTGTGCATTGCAGTCTCGGCGTTACGGCGGGCTGCATCGTTCTGTGCTGCGTTTAACCTTCCAATAGCAGTGGAGTAACGAGCAACAATGTCAGTTGCCATGCTCAAATCACGCTTTGCAAATTCATCCCAAACCTTGTTGTGTGGGGCACCTTCTTTAGAAGGTTCAACTGTCCATTCGTTATGGATTAAATCATAGGCTGCATAAGGGTTAATTCTTTTAATATCTGTTGCACCTGGGTTAACATAGAAAGTAACTTCAAACCCATTCCAGTTCTCTGTGTCTGGCTGTAGGTGTGTACGGAAATCTTCGTTTAACATACGGCTAATCTCAATGTCTGATAGACCGCCATATTCAGAGTGCAATTTACGGAAGGTAATGTAATCAATTCCTATAAGTACATCTAAATCACCTGGTTCACGTGCTGCTGACCATTGGTAGGACACTGCAGAACCAGCAATCCATACGTTTGTCCATGCTTCTGGATACTGATACTCTTCTTTAAGGAACCCAAACAACAATTGAAGAAGACCATTACGTACCCATCCATTAAGGATGTTTCCAGAAAATAATTTAGGGTCTAAGTCTGATTCAGGGGCAGAAAAATAGGAAGTAGCAGAACCCTGAATGTGTACAGGTTGAGCGTTACTTCCTAGGTTTCTAAACATGTGACTAGTTTACGGTTGGTTTAATGCCCCTATCGCTTAAAGCATCAATTATCTTTGACTTAATTTCGGCACTAGGGTCAACAGGCTGCATTTGTGCAACTACGGCTTTTGCAATTCGGTCTGCCAAAAGAAGGTGTTCAACTTCTGATACTAACTCTTTGCTACTTTGATATATGTCAAAAGTAGTTGCGGTGCGAAGGATTCCTTCTCCAGCCTCTACAGACTCTGTTGCTAAAGTGCCATCTTCGTTGAGTGTAACAATGTATTTTGCTTGTGCCATTATCGGATTCCTTCGATTAGTTTTTGCTTGCGCTGGTTTACAGCGATAGATACTGGACAGAAATTGCAAAGGTAAGTCTTTGGCCCTGCCTCATCTTGGTAACGTGCCATACCTTCTGCTTTACGTTCTTTGATTGTGTTAGGAATAAGAAGTTTGCTCTTGTCTTGCCAATCTACACAACCGTCTTTAGGCTTGTTATGTTTCCCGTAGCAAGACATAGCGTCTTCAAGAAATATAGAACGTGAATCATAAAAAGTGTCATCAATTTCTGCAAGACCTTTAGAGCCTCCGCCTTTAATTTGGCGAATAATTTCTTTTTTTGATTCAGATTTTGCCCATGCACGAAGAGGTAGCACAAATAACTTACCTTTGTGTGGCTCTCCTGATGGAAACGTGTGTGGTTCAACCGCAATGGCTAACAGATGGTCTTGTTCTGGATTGCCTTCGTATGGTGGTAATTCTTCAAGTGTTTGACAAACAAGACAGTACAGCAAACGAAACATAGGTTCGTTTTTTGGTGTTTCTTTTTGCCCTAATAAAGGTATGTTACTCATTGTGCTCCTTGTAGTAGTCCGATTATCCTAGCAGATTATGAGTTCCAGAGTCCTTGCTCTTGAGCGTCTGAGGCTGCTTTCTGCTTTGCTGCACGCTTTACTGCACGGCGTTCCATAGTTTTTTCACGTTCATTTTTAACGCCAATAGCACTTCGAACTACAGACTGGTGCTTACCAGTCGTAGCACTGTGCTTAACATCTGGGTAATGCCATCCTTCTTCATGGTGAACAGCAATTGGAGTGTTGTAAGACATAACTGTGTAGTCAGGGTTTTTTAAACTTTTAATTTGCTCTGAAAATTGAGTTCCCGATAACCAACCGTGGGAACTAGGTGCACCTGTTTCTCCACGCATACTTCCTGTTGAGTTCTTAAACGGAACAAGTGATTGAATACTTTCAACTGGAGTTTTTTTAACTTTAGCCATTAGTATCTGTCCTTACCTTTTGCTTGGTTAACTTTTTTACCAGCAGGAACATCTGGATACTTTGACGCCATTTTGTCGTTCCAATCTGAATACTGTTTACGATTCATAGGCTTTTGACTGCCAGGAGTAAACTTACGTTTTGGGTCATCTCCACGGTCGGGAATCATTGTTTTAGCCATGATTATTTTCCACTTTTGTATTGAATTTTTTGAGATGATTCATTGTAAGGTTTCATCTCTGTGTAAGCCCAAGATGTTTTACCTGTGCGTTTTGCGTGAGAATCAACGGCACGTCTCATTGCTGCACGACCTTGTGGGGTGTGAATAGCGTGGGTACGAATTGATTGGTTATCTGTGCCTAAACCACCATTAGTGATGTAGTACTTTACCCCTTGATTAGCACGGTTAGGTACTGATGCCATAATTATTTACCCATTGCTTTCTTGTGCGCTTTACGTGCACATTTTCCGCAAACTGTTCCAGAAAAATAACCTAAAGCGTCTTCATGACCGCATTTAGCCGTCATATTTGACTTAACAGATACTGGAGTACCTTCTTTACGGTCTGGAACATTAGCCATGGTTAACGACCACCGTCTTTATGGGTAGTTACTTCGTATTTTCCACTTTGTTCAATGATTCCTCTTGCATGTTCTGCTGATTTAGCGCCAAGAGGAGTTACCGAACCAGACCAACTTCCGTCTTTTGCTTTAACTGTGTGAGTAAACTGTTTTGGATTTAGATTAGACATAATTACTTACCTGGGTTTACCTTTGCTGGGTATTCAGATGTTAGAAAACCATAACCATAAAATGGGTGTAGTGATTGACGATTGTCAATCGTTGCTTCGTCACCTAGACCAGGGGTTACCTCTGTATCTGGACGAGCCTTGCGATATTTACCGTCTGTAGCGCCTTCATTAAGGCCTGCGTTCATTGAACGAGATGAGTTAACTGTCATGATTACTTACCTGCTTCTCTTTGTGCTTTGGCTTTTTTCATTTGTGCATTAAACTTTGCAGTTGCCTTTGCTTCGTAGCGGTCAGACCAATCACTCTTTGCTTGAAGTTTGGCTGCTTTTTTAGAACCAGGGACAACCATTTTAGGCTTTCCTGCAGTAGTAGGAACACCAAAAATACGTGTAGCCGTTTTTGAAACATTTTCCATTGGAACTTTTTCGTTCTTTGGAGTGTATTTAATCGCACCAGACTTTGCCGCTGCTGCAACAGCAGGGTTTTTAATTGTACGACGGTCGTTGAATAACATTATGTAGGGTTCCCTTCGGTAGCACGCTTTAGGTTATCCGTATGTACGGCTCTACCAATAGCAAGTCTAGAGCCTATTGCTTTATGAATCAGGGCTAAATTTGCAGGAGTTTTATCTCCTGGATGGGTAATCTCGTGATGGGCTTGTCCCAAAGACACGTGTAATTCTGGGGACATTTGCCCAATGTTTGCGTGAATAAGGTGAAAGGCTTCTTTAGCCTCTTTGTGCTCAGGGCTATCAGGTTGAGTAGTATGCATCGTACTTAGATGTCCTAGCGCTGCTTTCACTGCTTTGTCTACTACTGGAAATGAAACAGAAAATCCTTTTTTAATTGGGCTTGCGCCCAACGACATACGTCCTTCTGGTTTCTTTTCTGTTTTTGGTTTAGCATCAGGTAAAACTGTTGTTCTTGCTGCTTTTTTTTCTTCACCAGTTGTACCACGCAATTTACCGCTTTCATCACGGGTAACCGTTGGAACAGCAACTTTGCCTTCGGCAGTAAGTTTCTTTCCAGTACGGGTTGCTTTGCGTGGTTTTGCCATTAGTTAACCATTTTGTTTTTTGCACGCTTAGCACGCTCTTGGGTAACGCAGTTTAAACAACGTCCCTTATTGCTGCTAAGAAATTCAATTGGGTTCATAATAATTCCACATGTTGGACATGGGTGTGAACCTTTGTAACGAGTTGCATTTTCGGCAATTTGTTTTGCTTGCAACTCCATAATCATCATGCCGTCGCCATCATCCATGATTTACCCCATTCCTGTTGGTTTTGGTGTAACTGAAGAAATGTTTGCCCTTGCTTCACGTCGTGATGCTAGTGCTGCTCTGGTATTTGCCATAGCAGTTTGATGTGCAGCCTGTCGGTCGTTAAATGAATTAGTAACTTCTACATTTCCTTTAAAAAATCCCGTACCAACTTGTTGGTTAAGTGCAGGAGCCCTGCTTACTTGAGTCATATCAAACTGTGCGCCATTAGCACCAGTTACAACTTTTCCAATATTGGACCCAGAACCAGTAGACATGGATTGAGTTCCAAATTGTTGAGCAGAAATTGCCTGTGGCATTATGTATTACCCAAATCATTTCTACTAGAAGCGCTGTATCCGCCAACTCCACCTGAATACCATGATACACGTGGCTCTGTGTAATTACGGTCTACACTGACAATGTCTTCAATTGTAGGTTCGATTCTTGCACCATACCCAAAACGGTCTGGAAACAACTTAATCTGTGGAAGTGGTGGACGAACCATTGCCTGGATATCTTTTCCAGGAATATTCATAATCATCAAGGCTTGAGAAACTAAACGCTCTGCGTTTGTTGACCATGGACCGTTGTACTGCCAACGCTTGGCTACTTGGTCAGGCTGTACTGGTGCACGCCACGGCTTAGTGTGGTCATAGACTCCATCAACTGGTTGTGTCATTATCGCCACGCTGGTTTCAAATAAGACATCATTGCCTGACGGCGTTCGTTAATTTCTCCTGGACTTGTAGCAATGGTGTTTGCTTTACCATCGTTAACAAGGTGAGGAGCAGGAGTAAGTTGTACTTGTGGGGCATTACGTATTGAACGATAAATAGTAACGCCATTTGATGTGTCAACCATTGCACCCATTTGACGTTCGATACCGCTCATTGGCCCCATTGATTCAGGCCAGAAATACATTGATGGTTCAACACGTTCACCTTTGTGAACGCCACGTTGATACGATTTTTGATTAACACGAGACTTGATGCTATCCAACAAACGGTCATCACGACGTGAGCGGATAGTGCCAAGGTAACCATCTGGATATTCTGCAGATGGAACTCTTCCCACACCAATACGTGTGGCATCTAATGAATCACGGGCTACAGGAGTTCCTGCACCACCTTGGTTGTTATACCCATACATACCGCCGCCACCGAGTGACTGCCAGTTCTGTGATGGGGAAAGGTTATTAACTCCACCAGCCATTATACGCCTCTATTTCGGCGGTTTTTTGAAATAGTTCCTAATACTTCATTAATCGTAATTTTCTTACCTTTGTTAGTAGCGTTACGATTTGTTCTTTCTAAGTCTTGTTTATCTTCTTTAGATGGTTTTGGACTTAAACGTTCTGCAACACTTGTTGAGTCTGACGTTGCTTTCCATTTTGAGTCACTCTCAATACCAGGAAGTCTGCGGTCAAAGAAAATTTCTCCGCCTTCTGGACGTGCTTTATCAGTTCCACCTAAATCGTAACCAGCAATTTGTTTACCTGATTCTCCTGCGCTACGAGCAGTGTCAAGTGAAGGTTCTTTTCTAGAAATGTCTTGAAATACTTTTTTACCTGAAACCCAAGCACCATGATATTCGTTAGGTGCAGCAGCAGGTGCGTTTTTTTCACGAAAACTTTTTGACTGTTCTGAAGTTAATGGTGCTTTTGTAATTTTTTCGGCACCAGGAATAGAAACCATTACACCTGGACCTGATGCAGGTTCAGATGTTTTTACGTTATGGCTTGCTCCACCCTCAGTGTTTACAATATGTGCAAACGCTTCGTGGCTTAGTAAATTTTGCATTACGCACCTCCGAAACTTGCACCTTTATCAGATGAAGGAAGTGATGGCTTTTGTGCGTCATCCCAGTTTAAAGTTGTTCCACGTGTCCTTGAAGAATAGGCGGACGGCCCATTACCATCATTACTGCGCCACGATGTACGTCGTGCAATACTTCCAGTAGTACTAGAACTTAATGATAATGGGGTTTCAACGTTCGCTTGTTTGCCAAAATTTTTGAACGGATTATCCCCAAACAAAGATGAGGATAGTGGCATTATCGAACGCTGTTCATTCCATCGCCAAAGTTAGGCGCTTGACGTCCTGCAACAGATGAAACAGTTTTAGCGTTAGCCATTGTTGGTCCTGCTGCTGGGTCAATTGTTGGAGCAAAGTTTACTGTTGTACGGTAACGAGCACCCATGCGTTCTGATGCTGCTGCATCTCCTGCAAGCATGTTTGTACGGTTTGCTTTTCCGCCCGCTGTTGGGTCTGATGCTTGTGTGTTTTTCTTAGGCATAAGTGTGCCCTTTGCAGGTGCTGCACTTGGTGATGAAAAACCTACTGACTGACCAACGTAACGACGTGCACTGTTCTTGTGCTCTGCAGAGGAAATTACTTCTTCTGGTGTCATGTGATTTCTAGCCATGTTTTTACCTGCTTCTTCGTGATGATTTGAAGGCGCACCCATGCGACGACGCATTGCGTGACCTACTGATGTCCAAGATGCCATTGTGACTCCTTAATCTATATCCAAGGATAAGTCTTTATTAGCCTGCTGTAATGTGAAACACGATAGCGGATATTTCTCCGTCACGAGATTCAATGGTTGTAAATCCAGGGATGCAAGAAAGGTCCATGCCTCTTGGGGCTACATAACCACGTGCAATTGCGATTGCTTTAACTGCCTGATTTACTGCTCCAGCACCTACGGCACGAAGTTTTACTTCTTTTTTGTCGTAAATTGCATGGGCGATTGCGGATGCGACGCTCTGTGGATTTGAGCCAGCACTCACTCGGAGGAATGGCTCTTCAGCAGAAACTGCTTCTGGTGTGTTAGTCAATTGTTAGTCCTTTAGTTCGGTTTGGTGTGCCACTCCTAAACTAAAGGATAGGGCTAAATGGCTGGTTGGTCTCTGTATTTGGGGTCTGACATTTGTTCTACAACAGCCTTCTCTATCTCGTTTATATGGGTTTTAGAGACTAATCGTGCCAATGCGTATGCATCTGCTGCATTGTCATCGCTAAATTCCATACCCCAACGTTTGTATATCTGTAACAACATCTCTTGTTTCTTTGCATTACCTTTACCTGCTGCATATTTCTTTAGTGTCATTGGAGGTACTTTAAGTGGATACTTTCTTGCGTCTTCAAAAAAATCGTATATTGCCAATCTAACACACGCCGATAATTCTCCAAGAACTAATGCTGCTTGTGATTGAAGGACTGTTCCTTCCATTGCAACATCTATAATGTCTAGTTCCAGTTCTAATTCAATGTAGTTAAAATGGTCTATTAACCATGTACGAATATCTACTAATCGTTCAATGCCAAAATAAGGCGATTTGTATACCCACGTTAAATGAGAAGTTGGTTCTGCTACTGACATTACCGTCAACGCAAACCCAGTCAAAGATTGGTCAATACCAATTGTTACATCACCTTTTTTAGGTAAACCACCATCAAATAATTTAGTTGCCATTGAGAGTAAACTCCATGCGAGAACGAACCAGTGTTCGTAATTCCTCTAAAGTACCCTCATTCTTTAGAATTTTATCTACTTGATATCCGTCCAAATCACGTTCTGATATATGTCCGTTTATTGGTTCTATTCCTGGGCGTTTAATTCGCCAAAGTTGTCCACCCATAAGTTTGAGCATCATGGCTTCATTCTCAAACCTAACATCGGTTATAACATAGTTAGATGTTTTATCCATAGAATTAAACGCTTGACCAATCCAAAATTCATCGCCAAACGTATTACGTGCACCAACTCCTAACCGTTGCAATAAATCTCTAATCTCAGGAAACATTACCTTTGCTTGGTCCCAACCGTACGCTTGTACTACGCTCTCAACACGAAACCCATCTTTAATTTGAGGGTTAGTCTCAAGTAACAAATCTCTAATCTTGTCTGCAAATGCAACTCTTTTATAGCCGTAATCTTCTACCAAAATTTTTGCTACTTCGTCTTTGCCTGAACGTGCATATCCTGATAGTCCAATAATCATGGTGTTCCGTAATCCTTTCGGAATGAGCGTTGGTCTGAAGTACGGCGAGTAATCTCTCTTGATACCAATGTGGTATCACGTTCTTGATTCTGCAACATTACTTCCCACGCTTTACGTTGAACGTATGCTTGATGGTGTCTATCTTCTAAATCTTGAACACCTTCATCCATTGAAATCTGTGCTTTGACAAGAGTAACTCTATCTCCCTTTTCCTTTGCACCCATCTTTTCAACTAAAAGTGATGCTACTTTTCTATCTAATTTCTTTTCCAATGTGCGTTCTTGTATCTGTGCGTTTGCTAATTGAGTAGCAATGTAGTCTGCCCATCCCGTAAGAACGGTAAACATCTCTGCTAACTGTTCGCTAGAAAGAACCGTAATATCTGGTGGC